CCATAGAAATCCTGATATTAGTCATAATCTTGTCTTTGTCAGTCTCTGGCATTGCTGCCCATTGCGATTTTGTTATCATATATGTTTTTAATTTATTATTTATATTTTTTTTTAAAATGGTAATTGCGATTCGTCATCAAATAAATTTTCTATACTAGGCTTAATAACTCCTATACTACGTTGTTCGTCACTAACATATTCGTAAGTTCCCCACTCTGTAAACTTGAAGAACTCTCCCTGAAATTTTTCCTTAAATACATCTCCTACTGAACCGTTTCTATGTTTAGCTATCAGTATTTCAATTAGTTGTGTGTAATTATCAGGACTAACATTATTGTCTTGTCCTTTACCATAATCAGGGTCTTGGTCGTAATCATAGTAATTGCTTGGTTTATAAAGGAAATAAATTAAATCTGCATCTTGCTCTAAGCTACCGCTCTCTCTCAAATCTGACATCATCGGTCTCTTATCACTTCTTTTTTCTAAGTCCCTACTTAACTGAGATAAAGCTATAACTGGTATGTCAAAATCCTTTGCAAAAGCTTTTAAAGAACTACTTATCTGACTGATTTCCTGCTCTCTATTACCTTTTCCTTTTTCAACAGACTTCATCAACTGTAAATAATCAATAATTATATAATCTAACTTTCCGTATCTCTTCTTAAACTTTTTTGCAACAGTTCTTATGTAATTTATATTTATAGATGAACTGTCGTAAATTTCAAACCCATACTCAGAAACCAAGTTTGCGCCATTATTTAATCTTATTAAATCCTGCTCAGTTGCAGTACCTTTATTTCTAAAGAAATTACCACTAAAATTTCCTGCGTCAGATAAAAGTCTTTGAACTATTTGTCTTTTGCTCATTTCTAAACTAAATACAATGCCCTTTTTCTTTTGATTTTTCCATGCAGCTACTGCAATTTTTGCCGCCCTTGCTGTTTTCCCAACACTGGGTCTAGCTGCTAGTAATATTAAATCTGACTTTTGAGCACCTCCTGTGATATCGTTAATCCTTTTATTTCCAAAGTCAATGCCGCTAAGTTCCTTAGAATGGTCTTCGTCAAAACTATTTACAACTTCTATAACAGATTCTTTTATTTCTCCATTAACATTTCCTCCAATTCCGCTTGAACGTAATTCATATATCAGATTTTCAGCTCTATCTAGTAATTCAAAACTATCACAACTATCAGAATATGCTATTTTAGTTACATCACCGCAAATTCTTATTAATTCTCTTTGTAAATATTTTTCATAAACAAGTTTTGCATGATAATTAATATTTGCAGACGATGAAACTTTATTTGTTAGCGAAGTTATATAGTAAGCACCGCCAGCCATATCTATAGTTGAGTTCTTTTTAAGCTCCTTAGTAACAGTTAAAATATCTATAGGATGATTTCCGTTATGTAAAGAAACAATGGCATCGTATATGCATTTGTGCTTAGGGTCGTAAAAACAATCTCCATTTAAAATTGTAATAATATTATCAATTGCGTCTGATTCAATTAATATAGCCCCTAGGATTGCGACTTCTAATTCTGTATTTTGAGGAGGTAAATATCCGTTATCCATGTACTTTATATCTGTTTTTAGGTAATGTTTGTGTATTAATTGTTTGTTGAGCCGAACCGATGTTCTTAAATTCTTCTCTAGATTCCCAAGTTCTTATTGCACTAGTCCAATTTAAATATTTATTACCTTGTTCTGAGTAATTTAAAGCAGAATCATAATAATATCTAAGCTTTTCTTTTGTCCATTTTGGAAATGCCTCCTTAAATTTTATAGGGTCAAATATATCTGAATCTTGAAACTTAATTTTTGCGCCCCCATCCTTCTTTTTTTCTTTTTTTAGGTTTTTAGGAACTTCTGTTGGAGATGGGAGTAAAGGTTCGCTAGAACCTAATATACTTTTATCTATTTCATTATCACTTACACTTACACTTACACTTACAGTTGAATTTCGTTGACGCTCGTTATCTTCCGTTGAACGCTCGTTGGATTTCGCTAACCTAGATTCAGCACTTTTTTTACCAGCATCGCTTCTTTGACTACGCTCTTTATCCCATTTGATTAAATCCCTTTTAAGAGTTGCTTTTATCTGCTCAAATAAAGCATTTATAATAAAATCTTCGCTTGAAGGATTCTCGTCATTTACATAAGAGAATATATGTTTAATTAATTTGCCTGCAACTTCATCTGGAAGTGCGTGGAACATTCCATGCCAATCAGAATATGCAATAAATGATTTTTTGTTCTCCGCCATGATTTGATTTTTTATTTAACTTTTACTAAAATAGTTTTCCCTAGCTTGATAAAATCTAAGGTTTTTCTTGAGATTGCTTGGTATACAGCCTGAACGCTTATACTCTTTTCCTTGGCGTATTCTAATACACTCTTATAATTTTCTATGTTTTCCATGTCGCAAATGTAGTTTAGCATTTTAAACACGCAAGCTTTATTTTAAACAATTAATGAAAATCAGCCAATTAAAATTAATTACCAATATATTATCTAATACAGCATATAAAAACAATATTTAACTAATATATAAGCCGCAACAATAATAATTAAATAATAATAAATAAATAATTTGTTTTTCTCATTTTATGAAATATATTTGCAAAATAAATTACAGAAAAATATGAAAGACTACATATTACGTTTTGAGTTTTACGGCAGAAAGATGAGTACTAAAGTTAGAGCTTATAATATAGAAGATGCCAAGAAACAAGTAAATGACAGACTAAACTATATTAGCGTAGAAGATATTACTAAATCTAATATTTTTGAAGATGATGTATTAGATAATATTAAAAACTTATTTGGATTACAATAAAAACATATATGGCAAACAATAAAGTATCGAGGTGGGCAATTTACGAGGAGGTAATTAAAGAAGTTATTCTTGAAAAAAACTTAGAATCAGACACCGAAATTGCAAGACAGGTTTGTCAGAAACTAAATTTTACTTTAGAATTTAACGAACTAAGAGAATTCAGGAAGTACATATACAGACATAAGAAAAGGATATTAGATGAGTACGAGGGCTCGTACGAAGCAACTAATAGTCTAGATATTGATAACACCACAGTTAAGCATATGTGGGTTAAAAGTAAAAGTGCTAGTTTGTTTGTTAAGAATCCTAATTTTGTAACTCCAGAAGAATTAATAGAATCAGATTTTAGGGCAGAAATAATAAAAGACATACAAGCATATATCCCTAATTTTCCTATTTTAGAAAGAATAGAAAATAAAAATTCTTACTTACTTGTTTTAGACCCAGCAGATATTCATATAGGTAAGTTATGTACTGCATTTGAAAGCGGAGAGTCTTATGACAATCAAATAGCTGTTCAGAGAGTTTTAGAAGGAGTGAAAGGAATACTGCAAAAGGTCAGTTCTTTTAATATTGATAAAATTTTGTTTATTGGAGGTAACGACATACTTCACATAGATAATCCACTAAGAACAACAACAAGCGGAACTCCTCAAGATACTGATGGTATGTGGCATAGTAACTTTTTGATTGCTAAACAGTTATACGTTGAAGTATTAGAATTGTTAATTGGAGTTGCTGATGTCCATTTTACCTTTAATCCTTCCAACCACGATTATACTAACGGATTCTTTTTAGCGCAGGTTATAGAGGCTTATTTTAAAGATTGTAGTAATATTACTTTTGACTGCACAATAGCGCATAGGAAAGGATTTCAATACTTTAATAATTTAATTGGTACAACTCATGGAGATGGTGCTAAACAACAAGATTTGCCTTTACTTATGGCAGTTGAGTTTAGTAAGGAATGGGCAGAAACAAAACATAGATATATCTATACTCACCACGTGCATCATAAGACAAGCAAGGATTATGCAGGTATCACAATTGAAAGTTTAAGGAGTCCAAGTGGTACGGACAGTTGGCATCATAGAAATGGTTATCAGCACGCCCCTAAGGCTTGTGAAGCATTTTTGCATTGTAAAGAGAATGGACAAATAGCACGAATAACTCATATCTTTTAATTATGACACGCAAAGAAACCATATCCACCTTAAACCTTCAATACGAGCGCATCTGCACAGGTTACATTGACGAGTTTATAAAGAAGCAAAAAATTAATTTTGACTACAATATAGCACAGGAATCTGGGAATATTGTAAAATATTTTGAACATTACTACTTCAGTATCAGCGATATAGTGTACGACTTAACCAATAAATGTGCTAAAGGTTTGATTTACAAATGGGAAGCGTATAATAAAAAAGAAAAAAGTTGTCAGTGGAGTTACGAGCATTACTGCAAGAGGTTAAGAAAGAGACACAAACAAGTAGAGAATGTGGAAGTACCTTGTCAGGTAACACTTTTGCATAATGGAGTAGTAGTAAGTAGATAAAATAAAAATAAAAAAAATAATAATCATATGAAAGAATCAAAAACAACAAGCAGAGAAGAAGCACTCAAGAGAATCATTTCACAAGAAGAATATGATAGGGTAATGGAAAGCAATAGGCAATGGGATTCAGAAGAAATAGAGCGAAACTACAGAAGACTGTACGCAAAGTTATTCTATGATAGTTTTCCTGAAAATGGAGTAGAAACAGGGGGAAAGTTATAAAAAAAATGGAAAAGAAGAAATACCAAAGGTTTAAGATTGACTTCTTTGAATTTTCGTTTCTTTTAGAGGCGTGTATTCCGCCAAGACCTATAGCAAGAGCAATGTTTTGGGATAAGGCGATAAACGAGTACTACCACGAGCTTACGCCAGAAGAAAGAGCAAAGCTATACGAATGGGTAAACAGGAATCCATCTATGCAACACGCTTTAGAACATGATAACGAGGATGCTATTGAGTTCAACTTAAGATATGACCCTGATAATCAGTACGAAGTAAGAACTGAATTTGAAGGAAAACAAGAAACCGTACAAGCTTACAAAGATGGAGATAAGTATTATGTAGCAATTAACAAATGGATATCACCAGAGTTTATCAAGGAAGTAATAAAAATAGAAATATAATGGAAAATTTACAACCGCCTTCATTTCACACAAGAAATATTACACAAAGTCAAGTAGATAAATATATTAAAAAAATGGAAAAAGGAAAATTAAAAATAACATTTGAGTCAAATGGTGCTGAATATAGTGCAACAATGAGCGACTCAGTAGGACTAGAAGAAATATACAACGCAGTAAACGCAATGCTGATAGGTATGACTTTTCATCAAGAAACAATAAACAATTACTTATTAGAATTAGCAGAGAGCATAGAAACAAAATGACAACATACACAAGAAAAGAAACAACAAAAGCAATTAAGGTAATGATGGAAGTTTTTCCAGAAATAGGAATAAAACCAAATGTTGAAAAATTATTATGCCTACTATCAGCAAGAAGGTATTTTAAGAAATTAAATAAATAATAAATGTAATGGTAAAGACAGCAGTATCACAGCTAATAGATTACATGAAAGCTAATCAATACTTTATAGGTAATGACTTAAATACAGAGTTTCAAAGATTCTTGATATTAGAGAAGCAATGCTTAATAAACTCATACGCACAGGGAACTTACGATGAGGGAGGATTAAACACAGAAGAGGACTGTGAGAATTTTTTTAACGAAAACTTTATACAATAATAAATAAATTATGAGCAAACAAACAGCAGTAAAATTCTCAATTTACCAATGGTTAATTGGGAATACAAGAAGATATTGTAATTCGTGTAATCAAATACAATATCATAGTTGCGACCAATTAAGAGGCTACACTTGCAAATGTGGAGCTAATAAAATAATGGATTACTTTTTAGAAAAATATAAATAAATTATGAGCAGACAGACAGCAGTTGAATGGTTAGAGAAAGAATTTATTGCTTTACAAAATTATGGAGTAAATGAACTTGGATTATTTGCAAAAGCAAAAGAAATGGAAAAGCAACAAATTATTGATGCTTGTAATCAAATAGAAGTAATTGGATTAGACCATGAATTAGCTGGAGAGAAATACTATAACCAAAATTTTAACAAATAAAGTTATGACATATCAAGAAGCTAAAGAAAAAGCCTTTACCGTAAAATGGGAAATCGGAACTTGCTCGCAAGGAGAAGAATGTTGGTGCAGAACTATTAGCCCCGAAGAACCAATTTTATTTAAAAGTGGCGATAGTGAAGAAGAGTATTATATTATTGGCAGTGGAGAACTTAATAAAGAAACTGCGGAGTATCTAGTTAAATTACATAATCAAACTATAAAATTATGAGCAAACAAACAGCAATAACTTTTGATGAATTTATAGTTTGGTCTTTAATTACCATTTGGATTTTTGTCCACGTTAGAGCAATTTATATTGAATTTAAAAAATAAAATTATGATACCAAAAGAAAAAGCAATAGAATTGTGTAATAAAAATTACAGATTATTTCAAAATACAGATACGTGTTTTGGAGATTGTGATGAAGAATATAAAAAAGGTAATTGTACAAATAGTGGTCATGGATGTGGCATTTGGTTTAATTTATCAAAACAATGCGCATTAATAGCAGTTAACCAAATTATTGAAGCACTAGAAACGTATGACGAAAGAACTGAAAAACATTTAAAAAGAGAATTTCCTAATTACTTATCTTGTGAACTTCAAAACATGGAACAAGATTTTAGATATTATGAACAGGTTAAACAAGAAATAGAAAAATTATGAAAGTAGAGCTTAATCCAGTAACAGAATACCAAGAAAATCAGTGTAATTTATTTTCTAAGTTTAGTGTTTTTTCTTCTTTAGATGAATATAAAAAAAGGAATCAACTTGATAAAGAAAAAATAATTAACGATATTTACAATGGTAAAATTGCTGAGTTTATGGTATATAACTTTCTAATAACTAGAAACAAGAAGCCAAGCTCTCCAGATTTAAACATATACGAAAAGTATGATAAGTCGTATAATGCTGATTTAATTATAGATAATGCAAATATTCACGTCAAGAGCCATAATGTAAATGGTAATTTTCCTGTGTCTTGGGTATTCCAAAAAAGAGACCCACTATTAACAAGCACAAAAGAGAATGACTACTTAGCCTTGGTTGTAATGAATAAAGACGTAAATTATATGTACCTAAAGAATGTATTAGAAGTTGAATTTAAAGAACCTGTAAAAGAAAGTTTAAGAGACACAAAGAGCTGTGTATATGAAATTGATTTTAAAAAAAATAATAAATAAAAATTATGAAAGTAGAAGTATTTAAAAGTATCCTTAGTAGGATAAGGAAGGCGGACGCAGTTGTTAATGTTCTGTACCCAATGGTAGATGTAACTGGCGTAACGGACGAGTATATCAATGTCATAGAGATGATGATGAAGTGTTATTACGGAGAAGACGCAGCAGAATGGATTTCTTCTTACCTATACGATTTAAGAGACCCTAAGAACGCATGGGCTTGGGATAAGGATGGTAAAGAGATATTAAAAAATGAGGATGAGTTGTGGGCTTATTGCGAAGAACTGAAAATGAGCAAAAAGGATTATGAGCCAGCAGCTCCAATGACAGATGAACAGAGGGCAGAACTAATGGAGGAAATGAAGAAAGCATTCTTATAATGATTATACCATCCTGTTTCAATATGCTTGGGCAAACAATAGTAGTAAAGTACGATAATAAGTACTGTGCTGAAAACGAATGCTTCGGAAGATTTATATCTTATGACAACATAATCATAATAGCAAGCAAGTACAAGGCAGAGAAAGGCTGGAGAAAGTATAAGCAGAGCATAGTGGAATCTACATTTTGCCATGAGCTAGCACATTGCATACTTTACCATAGCGGAAACCCAGATTGGATGAACGAGCAACTAGTGGAGTCTATAGCAGGACTATTACATCAGTACTTAACAACAAACAAATAATAAAAAATAATGGAAAACAATAAAGAAAAAAAAGAAGTAGAGGTGACTCGTTTTGAGGTTATTAACCATGCAGGCAATGATAGACCTATAGGTAGACTACTAACCATGTATAAAGAAATGGGAGACTTTCAGGAAGTCGAGGTTCAGTATCAGGATGGTGGTAGAACTATTAAAATATTCTTGAGGTAGTTCGTCACAAATATATCCTAAATTTGGGACAAGAATGCGTTACAAATCATTCATTAACAGCAAAATAAGGCGTAGTGTATGATATGTCAGACAAAACCAAGTAAATTGTACAAAATAACAAACAGATGATATTACAATTAAATCCAATGATTCCAATACTAAGAGTATCAGATAATATGGAGGGTTATGCCTTCCTTGTTATTGATTACTCACAAGAACACGATTTACTATTTACTTGTGCTATGGATGACGGTCAGATTTGGACTCTTAGTAATAAGGAAGTAAGGTTCTGTAAAAATATATCATTAGACAGGAAGATGTGAAAAAATCACATTTTAAGTACCGTATTTGTATGATATTACACAAAACAAGTACTTAAAATGTATATTTAGGCATTTTAGCAAGCATATCAGCTTAAACCTGATATCTGAAATATAAAACATAACTCGCCAAAACTATGTTTTTTTAGGTACATTTGGCGAGGTATAGTTATTTAGCCCTAGTATTAATTTGCTAGGGTTTTATTTTTTTTGTTTTAATACTGTTGAAAAACAGATATTTATAAAAATACGTATCTGTAGTTTTATACAAAACATTGATAAGCAGTTATTTGCAAGGAACACGAAGACACTAGTTTATTTTTTTTACAATAATTAACCGAATATATTTGCGTATTTGGTTTTATTATTTACCTTTGCCACATGATAAACATAGAAAATTTTAGTAAAAATAGTTTTGGTTCGTTGACAACATTCACGAATAGCGAGACTGGCGTAACAATGTTCTTAGGAACAGAGGTCGCAAGTATTTGGGGTCACACAAATTTGACTCAATCAATTAAAGCAGCAAGCTTAGACGAAAAAGAATACAAAGTAGTTAATCTTAAAGACTTTAAGGCATTCAAAAAACAACTGACTAATCTGAAATTAGTCGGTGGGAGAGCATCGTCTGTAACTCTTTTAACAGAAAGTGGAATGTATAAATTGGCTTTAGCATCAAACTTAGAA